ACCAAGATGCAATGTCAACAGCGGAAGGTGCCCCAACTGCAACAGGCGCACAACGTCGCACAATTGAGCAGGAAATTCTTAACATCCCTGGTGTTGATCGTATCGTGGCAACTGACTCGGTGCCGGTTAACACAATTATTGCGCTTGTTCGTGACCGTGAGTGTGTTGAAGTATTAAATGCTATGCCATTAACTCAGCGCGCTAAATTCCGCGCAAACCCAGAAGATGACTATGTATTCCAAAACATGGTAGCACAATCAATTCAACTTAAGTTTGATATTGATGGCCGCATGGGTCTAGCAGTTGGCACGCAAGCGTAAGGTGATTTATGGCTAACAAGAAATCACCAAAAGCAATTGTAACCGGCAAGGTAAAAGTAGACGGTGAAGTTGTTAAAGTTGGTACTGAAATTGACGTGAAGCTGGATGAAAAAGGAAATTTACCACCTTCACTAGTCAATAAAGTTAAACTAAAAGGTTAAACCCGACAAGACTAAAACCCCTCATTTACGAGGGGTTTTTATTTTTACATCTGTATTTTTTACCCCACACGCAACCGTCGGATTGTAAGCCTGAGTGTTTGTAGTAAACCTCACACAAAAGCTGTGACCCTAATTTGGTAGGTGTTCTTCCATCCTTCCTGATTAACTCGCGACTCATTGAATTTAAAAACAAAGCCTCTGTATAGCTAACTTTATAGCCAGCAAAATTTTTTAAAATTAACTCACACAATAAAAGAGTTGCTTGACCATAACTTTCAAAATCAAACCCAACTCTGTTCGCGCTCAATTTTGCCTTTAATTGTATTTCTTTGTAAGTTTCATCTTTCATAACTACAACCACTCCCCGCAAGCTTTAACAGCTTCAATTAACTTATCAGTTACAGCTTCTTGATTCTCTGCTTTTATGTTTACCGTGCCAGTTTCATAAACAGTGTCACCACTATCTGTATTGTAAATGCTAAATCGTAAATAGTGCGGTACTGCTGTATGGCTTGTACTATATTCGCATTCATCTTTTACACTGTTTTCAGTGTGTGCTACTGCTAACGCTTTTAGCAGTATACAATTTGCTGTGCTAATCATTTTTACTCTCCAATAGCTCTGGGTTTTCGTATATGTTGCCGATTACTTCAACCATTCTTTCGAGTAAACCATAGCCTTTAACAGTAAATGATGAGTTGATGTATTCAACAGGTCTGACACCAAAACAATAATCAGACACACCTAGACTTTTAACAATATCACCCTCATAAATCTCAACACCGTTTTTGTCTTTTAGTCCGGTGTATTGTGATATTTTAAAATCATCAATAATATTTTTTGGGCTTATATTCGACTGGTTATTTGAAAGTAAATATTCAAGCGAAACGAAATCGCAGCCCCCATTCACTGTGTTTATAATCCTAAATTTAATCTCTCTCACAACTCTCTCCAATTAATTAACTTTACGTAACTATAGTTATTTAACTTTACATAGTCAATACAAAATCACAAATTTATTTTAATTGCAAATCGTGGCTGTTATACTGTGCATATAAATTGCATAGAGGCTCAAAAAAATGGCTGACACTAGACCAGACATAAAACTCGAAGGTGGCGTTTATATTGACCTTTACGCTGCACTAAACGCACAGACAGGCTATCCCGCTGTTACTGTTGGCACTCAAATTAGACTCCAAAATAAATCAGGTTCAGTTATTGACTTGATCGCTAAGGCAGACCAGCCAGACAGCGATGACGGCTCAGTAATCATTGAACCATACAAACAGGCAACTAACCAAGCCGGTGACTCAGGTGCTTGGGCTTACTCTAATAACACAGCAACAATTAATATAACGGTGGTTTAGTATGAGTTGGCAAGTATTAGACGGTGGCGGAAGTAGTGGCGGTGGCTCTTTAAATGTTCCAAGCGACCAGATTTTTAACAGTGAAGCCGAGCGCGATACTTATTTCGCAAACAATCCGACAAAGCTTATTGAAGGTGCACAATGTATAATTGTAACGAATGCGCCTGCAGGGCTTTATCAGGTTTACACTAGTAACGCTTGGGAAGATAGAAGCCAAGTAATTAGAGGTCCGCAAGGTGAAAAGGGTGACAAGGGTGATACTGGTGAAATAGACACAGTAGGTCTAGACGCTAATACTTTGCCTGTGGTTAACGGTGCTGGCGATAACTTTGAAAATTCACCTTTAACTGTTGACGCTCAAGGCAATGTTTCAATGTCTGGAACATTTACTGCTAATGAGCTTAAAACCAATATTGCATCTTTAAACCTTGGCGATCAAAAGAAAATATCAGGCCTTGGCGAAGGTGTCGAGATACACGACATTAGCCAAGATAGACATAAGTTTATAGTGACACAGTGGCTTGATAAAGATGAGGATACAAGGGCTTTTCAGTACAAGCAGGAAGAATATCAGTTAATTAATATTCAACCAGTTTTTGATACCACATTAACTAACCCTGAGTTTGACTTTACAACTCAGCTTGGAGATCAAATCCTCTACGGCTTTGAAGTTAAAGTAAACACCACGCAAAACAATTGTGTGGCGCAGATTTTCCGTCAAGGGCAAGTAAACCCAATATGGGAAGAAACATTTAACAACGTTCAATCAGATACATTGGTTTTAGGTTCGCCAGTTGCTCTTGATGGAAACACAACTTACATGTTTAAGATTACCGGCGAGTTCTTAGGCGAGCCGGGCGGTCGCATGTATTACTCTATCGGCGCGCGTTTAGCTGAAAAACAAGAGTTACTAGACGGCTCTGACCGCGTAAATGTTGATTCGATACAAACACCAAACATTGAAACGGGTGAAGGTTTAAAGTCTGAACAGTCTGGTAATAGTGTTGTGATAGAGCTTTCAGGCAACAAAGATGTTATAGAGCTTGATGTAACCCTAGATGCGACGCGAGAAATTACCAATGCTTATGTGGGTAAGTTTCTCAGCATTACGCAATCGGGAAATCCTGTAGCAATACCAATGCAATTAACTTTAGCAGCTCACAATTCATTTGAAACTGGTGACACGATAAAGATCGGAACAAGTGACAGTTATGTGAATTATTATTTTGCTGTTTACTACACGGTTGCAACTGGCACACTTAAAGTTCAATACCCTAGTAAAAATATTACAATGGTTAGAACTGACTCAGGCTGGGATGTTGAAAAAGACGGTACTTATACAAACGTAGCTATCGTACCAAGAGTGGGAACCGTAGACGCTTCTCAAGATAACCCACTATTAACACCTGTTAGCAGCTTTGCTTTCCTAGAGCACCCAGGCGTAACTCACTTCGATAACGCAGACGGCACAAGGGCAGTGTCGATTGATTTAAATGCAGTAGACACCGAGGCTTTTACGGTTGACGGAAATGAAACGGTTGACTTGATTATCGGTGGCGGGATTAATTACGCTTACGACGCAGTAACGCGAGAATCAACAATATCAATTGACCCGACAAATATTAGCCTTGATGGTTTTGCACAATTAGAAACTGACGTTGTATTCAGTAAGCTATCAATTGCCAATGATACCGACCCAGCATACGTGTCGGTTTTAAATGTTACTAACGGCGGAAACTCTGAACTAAACCTTGTTGGTACAACCAATATTAGAAAGGTTGATAAAGTTACCGGTGACGCTACTGACGTAATTAGAATTAACGGTAGTTCTGGAGATGTTGACTTTTTAACTGTTCCAAAAAAGGATGGTGTAGAGTTAGCCAGCCTTAATGAAGTTGCCGCGGCATTTCCTGAGCGTAAGATAGCAACAGCCATAACTTACCAGCAATTAGACTCGTTTGATTATTACGAGCTAAGCGGAACAAGTAACAATGCAACGGTTGTTGAAATTGATTCGGAACTTTTAAGCGCTCAAACTTTAGTAGATATACCAGTAGCTTCAAATCTTGAATACAGGGATTTTACAGTTACAAATGCACTAGGAGCTACAACAACAAAGAGAGTTTACAAAGGTGAGCGCTATATAGTTTACACCAATAACACAAGCGCAAATACAAGCCCTATATTTGCAACGGCAAGTAGCAGTATAAATAGGGGGATAGGTGTTCCCGAGGCGATTGAGGTTTCTGGCGGAAACTCATACAACCAAACAGCAGCGGTTGCGTTATTCACAACCGTTGGAAATGATATAAACGATGTTGAGATTCAAATTGATTCTGGATTTCTAGAATCAGAAACCATCATTGTTGTACCTTATGACAGCCAAGTAACCACTAAAAACTTTGATGTTGTTCAGATTACTGGGCAAGGAACCACTAAAAACATCAAGGCCGGAGATACGTGGAAGGTTCGCATGATAGTGGATCAGGCCGGTGATAACCTTTGGTTTTGGGAAAAGATATACACTCCAAATAGCAATGTTGTTTATGGTCTAGCAGGCCGAAACGACATAGTTGACGAGCCAGCAGTTAAAGCGTTCGCTTACGCTGAGGGGATGCCTTTTCATCTGCTACTTGAAACACCTAATGGAAGCCGTTTATTTCATGAGTTTCCTAAAAATAAAACCTTTAGATTCACTCCAACATCATCATCTAGGGAGTTTGAAGGTAGTGTAGTTATTTCGCAGGCCAATCAAGGCGTCGCTGTTGGTGATTTGTCACTAGGTCAATACTCTGACATTCCACTTTACATCATAGAGCCTAACGTTGTTATTAACAGGGACCAGAGAGCGTGGGTTAACTTTCCGGCAAGTCTAACGATTGATGTTAGCAATGGTTTTTATGCGTTCGGTACAGTTTCGGGCTGGTGCGGTAATAACAACACGGAAGGTAATGTTGGCGTTTATGTTGGTACGTCCGAAAACTTTAGATCTTACAATAACAATATTGGTTTTGTTTTGGGTAACTCCGGTTTGTTTTTACTTGATGGCTTTAACTTGAGAACACCAAACAATAATACCTCAATGGCTTTTAATATCGAGCCTGGTGTAACACATATGTATCGCTACGCTTTTTATGTAGATAACACAGGATTGATGACTTATTACATTGTCGACTTAAATACTGGTCAAGTGTCAACGGGTACACAGCAATGTAATCTTGGTGCGCTTGGTAATGATCCTAAACTGTATATTAGTTATGACCGATATGCTAACAACACAGCGGCCATAGCGATAGCTGAAACACACCTTGTAGTTAACAGCGTAGGTAACGCTGAGGACCGCTGGAACTGGAGAAATTAAAATGTCCGAATATGTAGAGATAGAAAATCTAGTTTTGATTAATCCATTAGAGCAAGCGCCTCCAGAAACGGCCATTGCAATCATTAACTTTGTTGAGCTTACAGAAGCTTACGACCAACTAACCGTAGAGGTAATTTAAAATGTCACAACTAAGCACTGTAGCTTTCAGAAACAAATATCGAGCTGGCGTAACTAATGAAGGTAACGTTGCAACTGAGATTGATTTTATTGATATTGGCGGCGTATTCGATACTGAAAACGGCGCCGTTTTATATATTCAAAAATCATTTATCCCAAATTGGGATGTTAACGCTAACGGCAGCTTGCCAGAGTATTACCTGGTTAAATCACTTGAAGCAGAGCGCATTTATTCAATTACTGAATCAACCGCGTCAATTTATGTGACGCTTTGGTCTAACGCATGAAGATAAGCAGATATAAAGATGGTCAAAAGGCGATTGAGATACAGGCAACGGAGACTGATGATAGCTTATTGGCTCTACAAGGTGACACCACAGTAAAGGCAAAGGATCGCGTTACTGGTGAAGAATCTAACGTAATGGGTATTAGTCAGCATGGCGGCGTTAACTTTAATCAGCGCCCAACTGTTGCTGGTGCCGACATAGTTACAGCTGATGACCAACCTTACAACCTGGATAGCCAAACGGCAACGGTGATTAATGACAGAGTTACAGCGGTCACCCTTGTTCCTGTACAGCCAATGGTTACGGTTTTGTATAGCTTACAAGGTAGCGCTATTAGTGAGACTGGCTCTATAACAATTAGCGATGCTGGCGGTGTATTAAATGTATCTGCCGAGCAACATTCTAATAACGCTTTTGCTGATGTTAGTTTTTCAGCAAGAGAAGATAACGGTTCAATTTTACTTGATATTTCTGGCTATGGCACTGGTGAGGTGTTAACGATGACTTATCGAGTAAATGCGATAAACACTCTCTATATATAGACAATAGGAATAATTATGAGTACTAAACAGTTTGCCCTTGCTGGCGTAAATGAAACGGTTGAGTTTGGTAAAGACGGTCACAAGGTCGACGCATCAAACTCAGGTTATTTTAAACTGACTGACAGCTCAGATACTTTAATTCGTGTTAAGGGTCTGGCTGCAAATGCATCTGACGAGTTTGTTACTAAAACTCAGTTAGACGCTGTTAACGCTCTTGCTGGTGGTTATACATCTTACAGCTATGACGCATCTGGCAACATCTCACAGCTTAGCGGTCAAGGTACAGGCGATTCTGGCGCTATCCTTTACGGTGATACTTACAAGATTGGTACTTCTGGTACTTTCCTTGGTCAATCTGCCCAAGCGGGTGATTTGGTTTCTGCGCTTGTTGCTGGTGCTGATGTTTCTGATAATACATCTTCTAACACTGATTGGATTTTAATTGAAATCCGTACAGCTAGCGATTTAGCTGACGGCTCATCAACTGACCATTCAAGCGGTAAAATTATTGTTAAAGATCGTGGTATTGATGGTTCTAAAATTGCACTTGAAACAATCTTGAATGAAAATATGGGTGCTAACTCTATTGATTCAGACCAGTATGTAGACCGTTCAATTGATGGCGTTCACATCGGTTTAGCTCAACTTCTAGATGAGCATCATGCAACAAACCAGATTGCCAAAAACAAGCTTGCAGCATCGGTTCAAACTACGCTAACAAATGCTGATACTCAGTACGGTACGCGTAACGGTAACTTCGAAAGTGCAATTGGAGGAAGCTTTGATGCTGATAGCGACTCATCTATTGCAGCTCAAACTAACTACGGTACTGACACAACTATCACAGGCCAGTTATCACAGCTTGACGCACGAATGAAGCTTGATAACGATGATAATGCTTTGCGTGTTGTTTCTGCATCTCACAGCGGTGGCGCTCAAAACATTGGCTCGTCAGTTAAATCAGGACGAACTGTTTTACGTGTTAAAGTTAAGCCTGTAACTGTTGCCAATGGTGCGAACTGTACCATGACAATTGGTGTATCTGGTGATGCGGCTAAATACGTTGCTGCTGCTGACATTGACCTTTACGAGTCAACTGTTCAAGTGTTTGAATTTGCTGATGAGCTATCAAGCGACGAGCAGATTATTGCAACTGTAACGCAAGGTACGGCTACGCAAGGTACTTTCTATGTTACTGTAGAACACGCTTAATATTAGAGGGCGAAAGCCCTCTTTACCGAGGTTAACATGGCTAAGAACTTTACACTTGAGGGTGTTGCTGATTCTGTTGAGTTCGGCAAAGATGGAAACCAACTAGACGCTAGCAACTCACATGCTGAGTTTAAAAACAACGCTGGAACAAAAATACAGGTGCGCGGCGCTGATGCGACACACTCATCATCTTTTGTGACTAAATCTCAGCTTGATAACGCAACAAGTGGAGATGCTGGAACAATCTGGATTGAGTACAGCACATTACCGTCGGTATCTAACTTTACCGCCAACACTGCAAAAGAGATTGACTTAACAACTGGTACAGCTAGTTTACTGTCTGATTACTCAACTATCCCACAAAACACTAGCTGGGATGGCAGCGACGCGCGTACATACATTGTTGATACAACAAACGGCTTGTTAACGCCTAATAACGTTGATAAGCAGGCGCACGTTTTTAGTATCGAGTTTGAATATACCGATTGGGGCAGCGGAACTAATACAGGTGTGGGCGCTTACTTTTCTTTGATTGAATACGATGGATCTAGCGAACAAAGAGAAATCAGAAAGCAATTCCGAAAAGCTAATAATGACAATGGTGACGGCGTTATTACTTTAGACTTTATGACAAATGTGACTGGTAACGTAAACGGCTCAGGTAAAGGATGGAAGTTGAAGGTGACATCATTAGAAAGCGATAGTAACGCAGATATAAAAATTAAATCAATTAGATTACAGGTAGGTTAGGGCCATTAACGGCCCTTTGTTTTTATCTTCTTTATTCTTTCAGATAACTGGTCAATCTCACCTTGCATGTATAAAGGCCAACCCTCACCGCTAACAGGCTTTGATAGAACTCGATGCGCTGTATTATTAACATCCTCTAAAATTAAAAGATAATCTTTTAGCGGAAGTTCATTTTTAAGCTGTAGCAGCGTTTCGCATTTAAGCATTATTCACACTCCAATCTGTCAAACTGAGTAGCATATAATTTTCGCCCGTTTGAGTCCTCGTACATTTTCATAATACCACCCCTTTCAAATGAAATTTTTACAACTTCAAAGCCGTTTTTGTACGGGTGTTTGTTGGTATAAGCAATGCAGTTAAGTTCATTGTATTTGTAATATAAAAATTGCTTATGAGCAAGCTTATGAGCAACAACCAAAGCCAAAACTAAAGAAGTTACAGTTAAAAACATAACTGTAAGGTGTAAGTGTTTATTGTTAATTTCCATTAAAACAACTCCGACAATTTAACTTCATAATCAATAAAAAATTCATCTTTAAAATATTCACGGTCATCATTAAACGGGAATCCAGTTTGCAAATTGCTGTGATGACTATAACCAAAAGTAAAGTTTTTATACTTGGTTCCAATCTCAATACGCGCACTAATGGGTTTATTTGTTGCGCCACCATCCCATCTAACTTCAGATTCGTTAAATTTATAACCAAGACCGACTTTCGCATAAGCGTTATCAATTAGCTGTCTTGCTAAATCATCACTGGCTTTAGCGTTAAACGATAATAATGTCGATACTAATATTAATTTTTTAATCATGCCAAACTTCCTTTGTAATTTCTTTGCGTGACTTAATGTCGTGAATTGCTAAATGGGCCGTACGTTTTCTTGCTGCGCGCTTTTTATCAACAGACTTAGCTGCCCTAGCTATTATTTGGTACCTTTCTGAATATGTCATTTTAACTCTCCAAAGTTATTTATTAAATCCGCTATACACATTAATTAAGTTTATTTACCTTGTCAACTATAAATTTAATTGTTATATTTAAGCAACTATGACACAGGAATTAATAAAAAATGATTAAGACGTTAGAACAATTTAACTTTTTACTAAAGGTCGCAAAGAAAAACCGACGCGGCCGCAATCCAGAATCAAACATTGATGGATGCAAAAAAATCTTATTTGGTGACGCTGGCGAAATGACATCGCTGGAAAAGCAAAGCCCAAATAAAACAATTAAAGGCCTAGAGGATATTCACAACAAGCTTGTTAATTGGCCCAATTCAGCAAATAGTAAAGTTGACAACATTGCATCAAATCAAGTTTCTGAAAATGCTAAACTAGCAACCATCGGATTTCTTGACGGTACATATGGCAACGCATCTGAGGCAGCGCGCAAGTGTGGATGTAACACTTATAGCGTGTGCGCTTTATCTGATCGCGTTAAATCATTTGACCGATTTGCAATTGAATATAACAAGTTATTACAATAGTGGGAGTTATTAACCAATGGAGTATTTAGAATGCCTACAAAACCTACAAAGCCACCTGGCGACGATAAAGACAAGTAAGTTAAACTTTTTAGCGCTCTATACGGGCGCTATAATGACCCTTTACGCTTTAACATTCAACAGATCTAAAATGTATTTTATATCTTTTATGATTGTAGAGATTTCTTCGAAATCAGGCCACTTCGGATTAGTTTCAAGTTATGAGTTTATAGGGTTTCAACTTCATTCTATAACAGCTTCAATTCAGTGCATTCTATTCGCCTGCATACTCTCCAAGACCAACTCAAAAAGCCAAAGAATCATTTGTGGTATGATAGTTACCATTGACGTTTTAATGGCTGTAGGATATTTAACAGGTGGTGAACTTGCGCTTTATTTGTATAACAATTACGAGAGCATTGTTCTTTGTCTTCATTTATGCCTCATACTTAGTCTATACAAACCAAAACCAATCATTAACGCTATGGTCGACGGCATTCGTAAGCTTTTCCGTATCGTTGACGATATATTATTCTTTAGTGCTATTAGGTATAATCAGATTAGAACAATGCAAATGCTGCGGACAGTATAAATGAGTGATGACAAAGTTAGTAAAGAGGTGTTTGAAATGCACCGCGAAAAAGTTGACGATGCTATTGTTAAGTTGACAGAGGTTTCAGAGCAATTAACAAAAGTTATAAGTACTTACGAAGATGTCGAGCCAATGATGCCATCAATAAGATTTTGGAATGGTGTCTATAATATGTTTACTGACTCATTTAAAAAAGTATTCGCACCTCTTATATTGATTGGCCTCGCTGTTGCCATTGCCAGTGGTTTAGGTTACAGCATTAGTGAAAATAAAAGTATAAGCATTGAAGATGAAAAAAAGGAGATTTTAAAGGATGGCAATTAATTTAACTCCTGATGATGTGAGAGAGCTTTGCCCTACAAACGCAAGCGACGCTGTAATTCAAATTTATATTGATGTTGTCATTGAAAAATATGAGCAATGTCTAGAAGGTAACTATTCAGAAGCAACCGCAAAGCTACTAGCCACCATGGCAACTTGCGTAATGCTGTCCAACTCATCCAACTCAAGCGGCAAGGTAAAAAGCAAGCGCGCACCAAACGGCTCAAGCATTAGTTACGACACAAGCGAAGATGCAAGCGGCATGTATAATAATATTGAAGCTATCGACACATCTGGTTGCTTAACAGACTTGTTACTAACTGATGGTGTGTTTGCTTTTGGCACCGCCGGCTCGAATCTTAACGATACTAATGGGTGTTGCTAATGTCTAGCATGACACGCGAGTCTCAAACATCAATAGCAACTGTTTGGTATAAGCAAGAGGCTGCAAACGAATATAGCGGCATCGGTCAAGGTTTAACTTATACAGCCAGTAAAATTACTGTTTGCTTTATGCAGGGCGGTTCAAGTCAATTCTCTGACAGCCAGGGCGTTTTATTTACTCCTGATGGTCAATTCTGGTTTGAGACTTTAGGTGATGCTAATCCGCGTTTAGGTGATTACATTGCTATTGGTGATTACATTGCCATCACCGACCCTAGCGAGGTGGACGCAGCCAAGGAAATACGCAAGGCTGAACTTCAAGACTGCTCAAGTATTGGTGAGCCTGATGACTTTTATGTGGTGACATAATGCCAGTTACAGGTGCCAACAAAGTTAAATCAAACCTCAATAAGATATTTTCGAATATCGAGACTGATAAAACTATGCAGTTCGGCAACGCTGTCATGGCTGGTGCTGGTAACTTATCAAAGCAAAAGGCACCTATCGAGTTTGGTACGCTGGTTAACAGTCAAAGAATCGAAGTTAGAAAGCAATCAGGTAGAGTTGTTTTTACTTTGGGTTATTACACTAATTACGCTGGCTTTCTTAACTACGGAAAAGACTGGAAACCAAGGCCACCATCATTAAAAGCTGGTAACGCTTGGAACCAAGACGCAGAGCCTTACTTTTTAGAGTACGGTTTTGAGTCTGCTGAAGGTCAGGCGATGATTAAAAAGAATTTAGAAATATTTAAGGTTTAACATGGCTGATATTGAAAATTTTGAAGAGGTTAGATTATTAGAGCATGTTAAAACTAGCGGCCTGCTTGATGGTTTTAATGACATTAACGGACAGCGCAAAAGTGCGCCAAAACTTTATGTTAGTGAGATTGATTTAACGGAACTGCAAAATAATCAACGCGCTGTATTTTTCCGCTTGGATGGTGGTGATCAGCTTGGTGACGCTGCTGCAAAATTTGAGCAATACCCTGTAAGTATTTATGTTTTTGGTCGCAAAGGTAAAGATGATGCCGGTATAGTTAAAGGTTACGCAAAAGACATAGCAAGATGGTTGCGCGAAAATTACACCAATGATGACCAGTGCATAACAAACATTCAAAGCTTAAGCTTTAGCGGCCCGCAAATTACCGAAGATAGTCGCAGGGTTTACACTATCAATCTAATTGTTAAATTCACGGTTTGACATAAAGGTAAATACAAACTAAATTTATATAGCTGACTTAATTGATACAGCCTTTGACAAGGGGGTGATTGTATCTACCCGGTACGGGGTTAAGTACCAACGCTGATGTTAATGTTGTGAAACATGAACTAAGCAATCTCTGTTTATCAAATGCTACTTGCAAAAACCCGCTTAAATGCGGGTTTTTTATATAACCTTTTTGCGTGTTATAATCCTAGATGGTAATTACCAAAATTAATTTCAACTTCTAGGAGTGTTCAGCATGGCAACGTGTGGAAATGCAAATTTAACAGGACGTCAACTAAAAGTTGCGTTCGCTCAGGGCTGTGGTGACTTAGATTTAAGCACAGCAGTTTTTGACCAGTTTGGTTCAATCAACTCTAAATCATTCGATTTAACAGCCAATACAACCGATAACACATCCGATTTGTCTGGCGGTAATCAATCAACATTAGTGACAACGCTTGGCGGTGAAATTACTGTGTCAGGTTGGTTTGATAAAAACGACAGCGATGAAGTTGGGGCGTTATCAGCTGCTCAACACAAAATGACTAAATACTTTATTGATGAGTCGCAGAACGCTGACGCTCAGCCTTGCGGTTGGCTTAAGGTTTGGAACGACACGACTCCTTTAGGTTTTTATGTTTTTTGTAACATCACACAGGGACCTGGCATTGGCGGCGGAACTAATGACACTGTTACATTTAGTATGACGTTCCAGTCGACAGCAACAGGTCTTGCTTCAGTTAACGCAATTCAGACTTTTGACCCGACTGCGTAATGATTCACCATAGATATGGTCACGGGCAAATAAAATTCGAGGGTGAGCTTTACACGTTCATCCCGAGTTTTTACAACATGTCAAAGATTGGTGATCCAGATCACATTGTCGATATTTACAAAATATTAGTAGATAACGAATCCCCATGGTACGCAAGATTTGATGCTGCAATGGTTGTTTTAAATTCTTGTTGCGACAAGGTTATACCAAAAGAGATGACGGGCCATATAACGGATGAGCTTGATTACTCAATAAATGACAATCCAGAAAGAGCCGTTAGCATGATTGAGGTTGCTATTAATTTAATGTACCACGGAATTAGCGGAGACATTAAATCTGAATCAAAAGGCGATCCCATATCAGAGTTTGACCCCTACGAATACATTGAGCTTGCAACTCAGCACTTAAGTTTTAATCAGGATGAAGCTGCAAATATGTCAATGACTCAGTTTGTAAGAAGTATGCAAGCAAAATATCCAGAAGCTAAAGAAGCAAACAACCCAAATGTGCGAGTTGTTAACGGAGTTAAATACGAGAGGTTTGAAGTCTAATGACTGTTGATGCTGGTAATATTGAATACTCAGTTGGCATAAACACGACTGAAATGGACAAGGGCGCTAAAAAGGTTGAGTCAGGCGTAAATAAAATAAATACTCAAATGACCAAAGTTGCAGAGTCAACAAAAAAAGCTAATAGCGCACTGGGTCGAATGGGTAGAAACGCTGGTCAAGCTGGTATTCAAGTCCAGCAGTTTGTTGGTCAAATTCAAGGCGGTCAAGATGCGATGCTAGCTTTTGGGGCGCAAGCTGCTGACCTTGGTATTGTTTTAGGCTTACCTTTAGTCGGTGCCGTTGCTGGCCTTGGTGCTGCTGTTGTAGGAACGTTAATTCCTAGCTTGAGCGCTGCAAATGAAGAGGTTAAAGAAATACTACCTTCTATTGATGATTTAATAGAAAAAATGGAAACCTTAACTTTAGCACAGAAAGACTATGTTAAGTCTGAAATTGCAAAAACAATATCTCAAGAAAATAAAGAACTTCAAGAAAAGAATAATAGAATCGAATCGCTAATAAAAAGCAATCGATATTTGTTACGCGATGAAGAAAAGAATGCCGAACAAATTGACAAGCAAACTGACCAGTTAAGAAAGCTTAGAGCTGAAAGAGACCAGCTTGTTGAAAGCATTGACAAGCAAAGACAGGTGATTAGCGATTTAAACAAAGCAGAATCAAACAACGCTTCAAACTCTGTAACAACAGAAAATTCAATGGTTGAAAGAATCAGAGTTCTAGCTGAAATAAATAAAGCTCTAGACACTCAAGTTGCCACGCTTGGTATGTCAGAACGGGAGATGGCATTATACTCTGTAAGCTTGCTTGCTGTTGGTGACACTGAAAAATCAATAGTAGACGCTTTAAAGCAAAAAATAAATGCTCATTATGATGAAATTGACGCCATAAAAGCAAAAGAAGAAGAACAAAGAAAGGCGGAAAAATATCAACGCGAAGAGGAACGCAGATTAAGCTCATTATCCAGTAGAGGCGCAACAATTGGCCTAACTGATGAAGAAACTTTTAGATTGCAGCTAGAAAATCAAGACGCGATACTAAAAGAAATGCTAGAAGCTAGATTGATAACAGAGCAAGAATATATTGAGCGCAGAAATAATCTTTACAATCAAGGTAACAGTGAGTTAAGCGCAAGTTTTGAGTCGGTGCAAAATCAAGCTATAGGATCTTTAATGGCTGTAGTTACCGGAGCTCAAGATGGTAGAGAGGCAATAAGAAACCTAGCTTTAAGCATTACAACTCAATTAATCGGCGCACTAATAAAGCAAGGTATAACGTCAGTTTTAACCACAACAAAAACAGCAGCAGCACAGGTTAGCGCAAACGCTGCCATTACAGCTTCTGCCGTTCCCGCTGCGGCTGCAACATCTCTTGCAAGCTTTGGTTCTAACGCTCCGCCAGCAATAGCGGGCATAGCTGCGGTAAGCGCTGCGGCTGCTGGTCTTGCTGCAATAGGTGGCAGGGAAATGGGTGGCGCGGTTTCTGCTGGCTCAATGTATCGAGTCGGTGAACGCGGTCCTGAGATATTTAGCGCCGGCGGTCAAAACTATATGATACCAGGTGAATCCGGGCAAGTTGTTAATAACAAAAATGCGTTTGGCGGTGGTCAACAGCAGCAGCCTGTTATTAACCTAACATTTAACGCCGCTGGTTCAATAGATAAAGATTTTGAAAGCTTCGTAATAAATAATCAAGATCTAATTTACGCCTCAGTTTCTGCTGTTAAATCTCAAAACGGGGAGTCTTTTTAATGGAATTTCCAACTTACTTTAGAAATACAAAAACACCTTATCCGCAAAGCAATACACCAACTTTGATTAGCGAAACAAGAAGCTTAAAAACTTTAGCTAGAAAAATACCATCTCAACGATGGGAGTTTAGATTTGCAGGCCACACTTTAAATTACGATTGCGCAACTGGAAGAAATGAAACGCTAGCTTTTGCTGCTGAGTTCACATCACTAGCGCAAGGCGGATTTGGTATATTTGACTACAGACCAAATGACATATTTTTAATGGCTAGCGGTTTAGATATTACAGTTACAACCGAAGTAACAAAAGGTGATGATGTGATAGAGATTGGTAGTCCTGCTGCTGGTGCTGATCCAACTGATAGCATTGTACCTGGAAAACTAATGAGGTTTTCAACTGCAGACAAGGTTTACATGATAACAGCGGTTGCAAATTTAGGTATAGTTAACGGTTTTAGACGTTATAGAGTTAATTTAAATACAGGCTCATTTCAAGATCAAGCTTTTGGAACTCGCATTATTGCAGACAGAACCATGAGAATAAAATTAAGATTGGATGGTGATATAATAGAGGGGCAAACTCCTAATATTAATTTTAATAAAACTGTTTACAGTTTTAAAATGATAGAGGTTATATAGTGACAATACCTGCAGATGTCGCGAACAATCTAAATAAGCCGTTTGAATTATGCTATTTAATTAAAATAGAATTCAGCGGCTTAACGCTAGCTATAACTGATGCACCATTTGAAATAGATCACGATGGACTAACTTACATACCAAGCGACCTACTTGTGTCTGTTGGCGATATTAAAAGCAGCTCAGAAACTAAGGTTAACACTACTAATTTAGCATTTAGCAGTGTCGATCAAACAATTGTCGCGCTAATGCTTGCAAACAACCAGATCGGTAGAGATGTTTACATCTATCAAGTTTATTTTTATGAAGACAATTTGAGGCAATCTGGTACTTACGTAGAGGAAGTGTCAATAGGTGAGATTAGTGGATTTACAAATGCATCAGAAAGAGACTCAAGTTTGATTAGTTTAAGTATTTCAAGTTTGTATGCGGATTGGGAGCGCAAATCCGGGCGCGTAACAACAAATTCAAGTCAGCAGTTATATTACCCTAATGACTTAGGTATGGAGTGGGCAAACGCCGTTCAAAGTGATTTAAAATGGGGTGCTAAATAATGTCTTTATTTAAGAAGTTAAGAAGATTAAGTAACAAGCTTGGCCTTGGTATACCAGATAAAATAGATGAGCTTTTCTCGCCAAAAATGCCAGCAAAAAAAGGGCTTAGAGTACAAAGACAGGGCTCTTCACTTCCTATACCTGTTGTTTATGGCACTCAATTTGTCGGCGGTATTGTTGTTCATAAATACGTCACTGATGGATCAACAAAAAACAGGTTTTTAAATGTTATAGTAGTTTTTTGCGAAGGTGAAATTGACGCCTTTGAGGAAATATTTTTTGATGGCGTTAGCTGGGAAGATGAGCGCTTTAAAGATAACAGAGACGGCACCAGATGGTTCATAGCATCTCTTCTTGAGGGCGCACCTTCTCAAATATCCACACTACCCATTGATAACATTCCGAACTGGACAGATAAGCACAACCTTAACGGTTTAGCTTGGGGTTATTTTAGGTTTGAGCAAGATAAAGACCAAACAATATGGAGTGGTGAGCCAAAAATAACCGCCAGAGTTAGAGGTAAAAAGATATTTGACCCTAGAGCAAATACAACCGCTTATTCTGATAACCCAGCCCTATGCCTTCGTGATTATTTAACTAATCCGATTTATGGTAAAAATATACCAACAAGCAGAATTGATGATGCCGCATTTATTAATGCTGCAAATAACTGCGATCAAGTTATAGACTCAGTGGAGCAAACTGTAACTCGCTCTTTTTACGATGAGGAAAGTGGTACTTATATAACATTACCATCTGAGACCACCTTTGTAGATATTACAAAGCATACTTGTAACTTAACCATCGATACAAGCAACAGTATTTTTGATAATGTAAAAATACTATTAAACACGTTCAGAGGTCTGCTTCCACCAAAATTTATTTTAAGCCCAATAATAGAAGAAGCTGGAAGCCCTTCGTTTACGTTTGATGATGACATAATTGAAAGTGACGTCATTATTAAATCACCTAATCTCAACCAGCGATATAATAGAGTTACGGTTAGGTTTCCAAATGAACTTTCACCCACATTTGATGATGACGAAGCATTCTGGCCTGCTACAGATTCAGCTATATACCAAACTTTTTTAAGTGAAGATAACGGTAAGCTTTTAGAGAAAACGTTTGATTTTAACGGTATAAATAACATGGCTGAAGCTCAGCAGATGGCTGAGTTTTTATGCAAAAAATCAAGGTTTCAGTTATCCACAACAATCACAGCTAACCCAATATCGAACCAAGTTGAGGTTGGTGATATTGTCGGATTAACAAACCTTGACAACGGTTATACAAACAAGCCTTTCAGAGTTAAATCTAAAACACAACTGTCAGACAATTTATTTAGGTTTGAGCTTTTAGAGCATGAAAATAATATTTATCCGTGGGAGGATAAGGCCTACAACGAAATAGACGGGGGCACTTGGCTTGGTGACCCTGGCGATGTTGGTGTTGTTGAGGAGTTAACCTTTGTAAAAGATTTAAGTCTCTCATCGACAGGAACTTTAACTTGGAAAGCTGACAATGACTCTTTTATTGATGGTTACATTGTAGAGACTAGGCTGGTTTTAGATGAAAATGGAGATAAACCAACAAACGAAGCTGGTCAAGAGGTTGATTTTATAATCATAGAAAGAGTTGATACTGTTTCGGAAAGTTACACTATACCATTGCTGACAAAATCAACGTATCAATTTTTTGTTTACATAAGGTCGACCGTTGGCAACACTGGTTTACCAAGCTCAATAGAAGTTTTAGTTGCTAACCCTCCAGAGCCAGACGGTATAACATTTGAAGCAGATAACTTTGAAATTAGAGCTAGTGCTTTTTTTGATCCAGACCCAAACGTGGGTCAAGGGGATCAAGGTGTTGGGACAAGCTTTCAGTTCGCTATAAGTGACACCGCAAACCCTAGTGAGCCAACTGGATCAATTACATTTGTAAACCTCTCACCAGAAACCACCTATACTATTTTTGCGCGTTCAGTTAACGCTTACGGTGTTTCGCCTTGGATTAGTCAAGAGGTTCAGACTTTAAAAGATGGCTCAAGAATAGTTGAAGTTATCGGTGATGATATTTCAGATGTTATTTTGCCTGATGTAATTGACGCGGTGCAAGATGATTTGCAGCAAATTGTAACTGACTCGCTTGTTGACTACCCGACTAAATTAGAGGTTACAGAAGAGATAAATAATTCCATAGGGTTAATCAACAACGCCTTCAATGAGGACCCGAGATTAACTCCTATAGAGGTTATCAACAATATACTTGAAATTACGACACTGAAGGTAATGTAAAAACCGAATCACTAGAAAGAAAGACGCAAGTAAACAGTCTGCAAACAGAAATAAACGGAAATACTGCAAGTATTGTTGAAATAAACACGGTTGTTTCTGATCTTGATAGCTCAACTGCTGCACAGTTTACAGCGCTTCAAACAAGAGTTGACGATAACGAGTCTAGTATAGTAGAGATAAATCTTTCTGTAAGCGATTTAGAGTCATCTGTTGCACAGCAATTTACACAAATACAAGCTTCAGTTGATGGTAACTCAGCAAGCATAACAAGCGTTTCAACTGCGCTTGCAACAGAAACGACCACTAGGGCAACGCAAGTTTCACAACTGCAAGCAACTGATAACAACATAATTAGCCAAATAAATCAGGTTGAATCAGATGTAGAGGGGAATTTTAGCTCTATAAGTGCGATTCAAGCGACAATAGATAATCCCGTTACAGGTCTAAGCGCCACGTATGGGTTAGCACAATCAGCAGAATCAAAAGCAGATGGTAATACAACATCCATAACAGCGCTAACAAACAAGGTTGAAGACCCAGATAGCGGACTTTCAGCTACTTTTAGCCTTGCATCTCAAGCAAAAATAACGGCAGATGGTAACACTACATCCATAACAGCGCTAACAAACAAAGTTGACGACCCAGACAACGGACTTTCAGCTACTTTTAGCCTTGCATCTCAAGCAAAAATAACGGCAGATGGTAACGCATCATCCATAGCGGGCCTTGACACTAGAGTAACAAGCGCTGAGGGAACAGCAAATGCGGCTTTAACTCTTTCATCGAGCATTGACTCAAGCTTGAATGAATATAGAGCAAGCGCACAAATAAAAGTAGATGCTCAGGGTAACGCTGGTTTTATACAGCTTGACGCAACTCCATCAGTTACGCAAATAAGATTTGAGAGCGACCAGTTTATATTGCAGCAAAACGGAGTTCCGAAGGTTTTCTTTGATAACACAGAAAGCCAATACAAGTTTATAGGGATAGGGGACTTTACGGTTGTTGATTCACCCATAATTGACTCTCAAGATATTACCGCGACAAACGCAATATTAACTAAAAATATATCTGTTAGTGGTAGATGTATCACTGATTTTATTGTTGACGCCGGAAAGCAGATAACAGCGCAAAAAATAGAATGCACAGAGACTGATAGCACTAGATTTGTTGGTAGAGATTTAAACTTATCAGGAACAACAACAAACGCCAGAGCTTTAATTGTCAATACGGGTGCTGGTGATGGTGTTGACGCTGCATCAACTGGTGGTGGTTTTGCTTTTTACGCCTCGCAAGGTGGTTACGGCCCGTTTACAGGCTCTCACGAAGGGTTAGTTAAAAAGGGGTTTAAAGCTGAGGTTGGTGATTTAATTTGTGACGGTGATTTAATTCACATTGCCGATGTAAGCAACGCGATACTTGAATCAAAATTGTCAACAGAGAAAAATGACCCTTCAATATCTGGCGCTTTTGTATCATTGAGGCCAGTAAATAATAGTAAACTTCCTGCAGGACTTAGGGGGTTTAGCGGTGACTTATCTAATTATGATATAATTACATTTAATTCAATTGGCGAAGGTGTAATTAATGTCTGCGGTCAAAATGGAGACATAAAAGCCGGTGATTATATATGCTCTAGCTCATTACCGGGTAAGGGTATGAAGCAAGATGAAAATACAATGAAAAATTACACAATAGCAAAAGCTAGACACTCAGTATCTTTTAAAGGTAATGAAACAAAACAGTTAGCTGTAAAATATTTAGGTGGTTAAATGTCAAGTCTTTACAGATTAGAGTTTTTAAAATCAGCAAGTGTTAATGTTGCAAACGGCAGTGACACCATAACAGTCACTGGTAATGTTGACTGTTCAACGGTTTACCAGGGTACAGCTATATTTATAAATGACTTTCAAGTTGTTGAGGCTGTATCTGGTACAGGTATTAACCCAGCCACAGGGGAATCTAGCATAACGCTTAGATCTGCATGGAATAGACCAAGCGTTACGGCTGGCACCCTTGTCGGCTTCAATAGTATTGAAGGGTTAAATAGCGCAGTAACAAGGCTTAACGAGGTAATAAAATCTGTCCCCGATTTCACAAACGTAACTGGTGAAGGTCTTCTTTATAAGGACAATGCCGGCGCATACACCCTTAAAGCCCTTACGGCTTACGCTGAAACCATACTTGCAGCCACAAATTCCAGTGATGCAAGAAATATTCTAGGTATTATCTCAGCAACAAGCACCGCTGAAGGACTTGTAAGGCTATCTACTCAAGCGGAGGCTTTAGCTTTAGTTAACGATACAACGTCAATGACTCCGCTAAAAACATCGCAGCAAGTAAATCAAAAGATAGCACAAGAAAATGTTTACACATTATCGCCAAACTCTATTTTCAAAAAACAAAACTCAGATCTTGAGGGTGGTGAAATAAGAATGGAGCTTGCCGATAATGCAACTATTGACGGTCCAGTCGTAATAGATGTGATTTCAAACAACATTAGAATACGTGAAGGCTCTGGCACAGCTAGGGGTGCTTTTTTAAATATTGAAGCTTGCGCCGCTGGTTCATCCTCGGTTATGTACCACTCAGGTATTAAGCTGCAAGCTAGCGAGCTTGAATCTTACACTATTGGAACACTTCCAAGTGCAGCAGCTAATAACAGAAGGGCTATATACGTTTCAGATTTGTCTGGTGGTGCCGCGCCTTGCTTTAGTAATGGAACAAATTGGTTACGATATTCAGACAACACAATAGCGAGTTAATTATGATTGAAAAAAAAGAAATACCTTACGAGTTTTTAGTGAGAATTAATGATGGCGAAATATCTGGAGCGCATGTAAGAAGACTTGAAGTTGTTAAGGATTCTGAAACCGGTGAAGTTTACAGTGCAAAAGAGCTGCCAGCAGAAGCTATAAATTTAACACAAGAAGAGTTAAACATGATTAAATCGAGGTTAGTATGAGAATTTTAGTTTTGTTTTTTGTGGTGTTACTAGCTGGTTGTTAGTCAATGGGCGTAACAGAATACGAGCTTGAGCCAATTGTAAAATCAGATGGATCCGTTGTTTGTTGTAAGGCTACAGTTTACAACTCCAAAGATTACGATCAGCTTAAATTTAAATTCAAGGTTGATAAAGATGGAAATATTGAAGCTGTACTTGATGAAAAAGGTGTAAATTCTAGCGACCCCGCATCTATTGGCGCTGAGAATAACGGGAAAATGCTTGATGCTATTAACAAGTTGATACCTTTAACTGGTGGCTAACATGTTTTACTCTAAAAGGCATGACCAGCAATTCAGAGTGATTAACGTAAAAACTCAATCTGTTTTTAATTTTGTTGAAAAGATAAAAGCTACTGACGGTAAGGTATTGGGTTACGTAGTTAAGGAAAATCTAGCTTACTGGTCTGAACGTTACAAAAAATGGGTGACAATTAAAGCCGGTGATAAGTCTGACGGAGCAACAAAGGCACCAGATATTAATAGCTGGTGCTGGCTAATTCATGATGACCTGTGTAACTTTGGCGTTTTTGAGGATGGTACTAAATGCAACAACTGGCAAGCTTCTATGATACTTAGTGACATTCTTTCTACTGAAGGTCGATGGTTTAGATCTAAAACATGGCTTATGGCAACTTGGATTTTCGGCGGCGGAAAAGCTAGGGAGAATGGTATGTTTTAGCGCTTAATTGCGCTAAAACCCTCCATAATAAGGTTCAAGTTTTGAGACTGCAAAAAGAAACCATCCAAGAAACGCAAATACTTTTAGCATGAAAATGCTGTTATTTTTACGTCTTAAAATAAATCTAAGGCGATTACATTCAGCTTCACATTGCTTGTGAGTTCTCATGCTCATGATTCAACCTCAAAGTGTGGCATATCTAAAAAGTGCCTCCAGTGACCACCCCAATGTAGCACCACGCCAAGCTCAGAGGCAGCGGCAAGCATCGCTGTTGCAACGTGAGTTAAATGCTCAGGCTTCCAGCTTGCTCTACCATCAACAAACGCATAAACGTCAATAGCATTACCTGACTGGTGTTTGCTTTTCTTTTTATAACCATCAAGCTTTGATTTGCCATCATGGAATAATTTATTTTGTTCCTCTGCTGTCCTAATTCCACCACTTGACGGTATACCAAAGTCAACTTTACTAATTTCAATGGCCCTCATACAAACAGCCTGCAAGTCAGGGTTAACACCGGCAATTACATTTAAGCTTTTTTGACTGAATTTAAATGACATTCTTTTACTCTCCTAGCACAAAAACCTTCGTAAAACTCGTTGGCTTCACATTCTGCATCGTGCGCGTTTTTAGCTTCAACCTCAACGCTGCGACTTTCGCCGCTAGCGTCATTATATAACTCAACTTCAAATTTCTTAGTAATCATCATCGTCAACCTGTGATAGACAAGATTCATTAACTGAATCGCTATGATACTTGGCTTGCTTTCGATAATTGGCTTCATCTCTAAAAAACGGAGAGTTAAGCACTTTTCTATTATAGCGTTTAATTGCATCATACGCCCTTTGCCACATCGAATAAGCTTTTTGATGCTTTATGCAGTACTTACAACCCTCACCCGTACATTTATGCTCAACGATGCTGTCTTCGATTTGTTGCGCTTCGTCTGAATATTTGTCAGCTTTTACTAAATCGGTATGACGTTCCATTATTTTCCCTATTTAAAGTTGCAAAATTAAATTGTTACTATAATATATAATTAAATTTATTGTGATGCAAATGGAGATAACATGAAAAGATTTACAGATAAAAATGAATGCTTAGTGTGGCTGACTGAGAATTACAAAAAGGCAAGTCAAGCGTTTGCTGTTATGGGCATTGAATGGCTTTATTATGGCAAAGATGTGGTTTTAGCTAGTGACATTAAAAACGCATTCAAACTATTCAAAGGCAAAGAAATGCCATCAACGCAAGTATTAGAAAGCGAATGCCATACGATTGAGCAGGCACTTAAAAATCTGATTAATGCTTGTGAAAATAATACAGGTAACGAGCCAAGTTTGAGTTGTTATTATAGAGCGGTTGATGATGCTAAGCGTGTTTTGGGTTTGATTAATTAGAAGGGTTTTTTATGAATACAGAAAGTACACTAAAAGAGCGCGGTAGTGAATACGGATCGTTTGAAGATGGATCTATAACGATGCAAGCAATGAAATCTGCAGTTAGAAATAACCCAAGATGGAAGTATTTAAAGGCAAACCAAAAAGAGTCAATAGAAATGATACTCCACAAGGTTGGTAGGATAGTTAATGGTAATTCAAATCACATTGATAGTTGGCATGATATATCTGGTTATGCAAAGCTTGTTGAGAACAGTTTGACAGGTAAGGGTGAGAAATAAAAGCGCTAACTAAGCGCCTTTCATTCCTACCCGCCACACTTGTTTTTGTTTTAACATTTTATCAATCAAATCTTGCTGTGGCGTTTCACCTGTTTTTTTATTTACAAGCACTGGCCCTTGATTGCAGTAGCAGTTTATCGCGTTAGCACCTTCACTATAAAAATCATCAACCTCTTGATTATCGTAAATGCCACCATGCTTTGCAGCGTGAGTTTTACGCGTTGTCGATGTTAATGCAGACCACCACAATAATTGCATATGCCAATCACTATCAGCGTAAATATTAGCGTTAATGTCTCTCTGTTCGCTTCTTGTTGCTGTGCGATACGATTGCATTATTTCAGTTCTAGCGATACGCTGAGCGCGACTAAAGCCCACCTGAACGCGCTTTTGGATATTCTTACTAATTTCTGTGATACCTAAACCATCAGCCATACCGCGAGTTAATGTATTGGCAAGGTCGACTTTCATTGAGTTTGTTAGGCCGTCCATTTCTTCAAATACTCGAGCATAAACCAAACCTAAACGCTGTTGCTGTTGTGGTGATATGTAATCTTCATCGATCGCCATTATTTGTTGAGTGATTTCTTCACCAACAATTGCAGGGTCGGCCATCGATTTAGCTGAGTAAACCTGGTCGTTTATACCGTCAATAAATGATTGCTCAAGGTATGACTGATAAAACCAGTTGAGCGGCTTGGTTCCATCAAATGACTCGAGCAAGTTAGCGCGCAAGACTCTTAAAATATACTCATTGATTGACTGGTATCTAAGTTCATCAATTTGATATTCATAGTATGCTTTATTCGTAGTTATGCGAGTTTGGTATTTTCTTTGCTCTTTTACCAGCTCAACCATGCGCTTATTTATTTTATTAAAGCGTTTCTTTAAATCAGAAAATAACCGCTTAACCGTTGGCATTTGCCCCGCTGGATCAGATGCTTTTTTAGGTATAAGCGGGTTGTCTTTAGATGGTGCTTTGATCGCTAATATTTGCATCGCCTAAAGTCTCGTCTGATTTATCATCTTCTTGCTCGTATTCAGAGTTAGGTTTATCAGTTTCAAAACCGGCAACCTCTCGAATTTCCTCAACAGTCCACGGAGCTTCTTGGCGTGATTTAAATGCGCGCTCATTTTGCATTGTCATTTTATCAGCCATTTCTAGCTTTTCGCTTAAAGTAGGTTCAGCAATATCAGGCCATATAACAGTTATTTCTTTGCTTGGCGCCGGTAAAATGCCTAAATCAACAAGCCAGTAAAGGAAAGCGCAAATTCTAGGGCCATATTCGTTTTCTTGCTCACCCTTTAGGCGTTTGCTAAATGCTGAGCTATTCTCACTTGATGAGCGCTCACCTGTCATAAAGCCTATTAACTCGGTTACAGGAACGCGACGAGAAGCGCAAGCCTCTTGCAGTGCAACAGTGCTAGCACCTGTTGGGTCTTCGATTGTGCCTTGCAACATGTTGACGTCCATACCCGCAACTTTTAACGCCTGGTTAAAGTTGTCGTTAAAGTCATCAATGTTTTTATCTAACTTAGCCGCCGTGGTTGGATCATTAAACGCTTTACCAGCAACCGCGTTATCATTAGCGTTTAACACATACTTTTGCATTGCGTTCTTGCGATAACCTTCAGCAGATGCGCCTCGTATTTTTCGCTGGTCAAATAAAGCATCAAAAGGTGATTCAAGTGCTGGCTTTCCGTAAATAGTCGAGCCAGTCGCGTTAGTTAGAATAAATACTCGCTTGCGATTAATTTCTATTTGCTCAGCGTTTGTCGTTTGACGGTCAGAAAGTACAGAGTTGTTAATTTTATAATAAACGGGCTTATTGTAATCTGGATCAAAATAATCCATAACAACATCAGTTGACGCCTCACACTCAGGCTCATAATAAACATTAATAGCAGCAACTGAGCCAACCCCGCCTTGCGCTTTGCTTGGCTCATCCGATAGCTTAGGATCGTTTCCTGACTCTTTAAAGACTGGCACAATAGCGGAATAACTGCCGACGTCCTTCATTTTTTCCGCTTCTTTAAACAAACGGAGTAAGTTGAATTTTTTATTAAGTTTTTTTAGTTCAACTTCAAATGCTGTATTGTCTTTTTTAGTGCTGTCGTATTCATCACCATCAACAATAAGCGGCATCTGATTGAAACAGCGTTCTGGCACAATATCAACCAAAGCATTAAAAAAACCGCCGCGACTATAGGCGTTGTAATAATTCATAAAGCTTAGTTGGCATGGATAGCCATACTGCGCCGCATCATCGCGAAGTGTGTCACCGATATTTGAAGGTGCGCTAAAGTGTAAAGCGTAGTTAGCTCGACTTTGCGCCATGCGTCTATCATTATTAGCGGCTAACTGTCGCTTTTTCTGTTTGCTATTGTGCTTTCTATTTGACATAAAAAAGACCCATTTATTAATGAGCCTAGTATAGCATTTTAATTTGTTTCGGTTAAATGGCTAGTTATCAGTTGAACCAAAGCCGCCTTTTCGTTCATTATTTTCAACTTCAAAAAAGCCGTCCATATAACGCATAGGGACAATTTGCGCTATACGCTCACCTTTATCAATCTTAACCGGTTTGTTGCTGATATTTGTAAGCATCACCTTAACTTCATCTTTGTAATCAGCATCAATCACGCCTACCGAATTAGTTAAAATTAAACCACGTTTAAATGACAAGCTGGAGCGTATAAATAACATATAAACCATATTTGGTAACTCATGGTAATTCTCAAGCTTAAAACCTGTGCCAACTAAAACAGTTTCACCCTTATCAATCAAAACAGATTCACTTGAAGATAAATCAGCTCCAGCGCTAAGCTTTGTTTTATGTGTTGGTATCATTTACCCCTCCAATATTCTCAATGACATTTCAATTAATGGTAAAAGTAACGCTGCACACGCTACAGTAAAAATTAGTGCTTTTTTGGTTTGTTTCATATATCACCTTATAGTTAATGAAAGAGTCTTAGCAGCTCTTTCATTAGTTAGAAAAATCACAACAACCTTTTGAACCAATTATTTGAAGGCTGTGAATATCTTATTACACCAATTCCTTTTTTATGGTTAGATGCCATTCCATGATTAATATTTGAACCTTCATGAATAATACTGTTCTCTCGCAATTCCATTTCATATCTTTTCATATCAATTTTATTTTTTAATACTGCACCCCAAAATGATACCCAACTAATCACTAATGAGAGTGTAATTATTTCTAAAAATATATTATCGAATAAAGCCATATATCACCTTGTAGTTTAATTGTTATTAAGTATACGCAATTAACTTTATATGTAAAGGTATTTATTATGATTCATGCAAAAAAAAGCCTGCTGCAACAGGCTTTTTGTATTTA